CCCCTGACTGCTTTCTGCACACTGAAGGCAAAGATCCGGGCGATCAGCTCGACACGCTGTGCTGCGGCCTGCTGGATCAAATTGACCCCGGTCGCGGTCTTATTCAAATCGTCGGGATCCAGACCCGGGTTGTGCCGCGATATGCCGGTGCGGACCTCGGCGGTCTGGTCCATGTACTCGACCAGCCCTTGTGCCTTCTCGGCGACGAATGGCGTGATCAGCGGGGTTACGCCGTCGGCGCTGCGCGCCCTGACGATGCCGCCCGGCTTTGACGTCAACAGGTCGTCGTAAGTCTCATCAGTCGCCGCACTCTCGACCACCAGATGCCGGGGATTGTTCGTCAAGTAGATATTGTCCAACATCTGCCTAATCAGCGTTGACTTGATCCGCTGAAGGTCCATAACTAAGTCTGCTACCGCCATCCCCACCAATTTGTGCGGCATCGGCACCGGGCAGAGAAAGTTGAACGGCACCTCGTCGACTTCCTCGATGTCGGGTTTTCCTTTCTTCGTCAGGATCACCGCGGAGCGGTTGATGGTCACTACCTTAAGCAACTCAGCCAGCCCGTCACCGTCGTAATCGGCCTGGATGTAATTCTCCTCGACCCAATACATCCGCATCGGCAGGTCGGTGCGATCGTTGGTGTAGGGCATGTCGTCGTCGGGCAAGAACCTTTGCAACCTTTCCGGGTTGTAGTCCTCGCTGTCGGTCCAGGCGACTTTGTCGAGACACTCTTCGTCGTAGCCCTGCTGTAGGAGCTCGGTGCGCGTCGTCGGCTGGCGATGGCAAATGAACGGGATATTCTCGCGCGTCGAGCGTCGGCTGAAGAGGATTTCCTCGGGCGGCACGTTGGCGATCTTGATACGGCCCTGCTTGCGGGTGACCCGCAGCTTGCAGTCGTACAGCATCGGCGGCGGGGCCGGCGGCTGGCCGGGCACCGGCGGGGGCACCGGCTGCGGCGCGTCCTCGCCCATCCCCGAGGGTGTCGGGGCCGGGTAGGAGCGCTCCTCGAGGATCTCGACCTCGGCGCTCGCATTAGGGTCGGAGAGATCGCGGATTTTGGCCTGATACTCGTCGGCGGTGAGTCCGGTAAAAGAATTAGTCTCCCTTATCTGCTCCTCCGACCACCATCTCTTTATCCAACCGACTTTTTGTAGTAATCCATCTTTAAACCAGTCGTGCAATATTAAGAAACCATCATTGTCTACATTAAATACGTGATTGACATAGAGTGTGGCCTGGCGCGCGGCCTCCTCGGGGTCGAGCGGCGGCGGCATCCCGGGAACGGTTGGCGGCGGGGTCATCGTCGTGCGGATGGGTGCGAGCTCGGCGATGCTGTCGGACGCGGTAAAGATGCGCAACAGTGCGGGAAGCACCCATTCGACGGTTTCCAACACCGTCAGCATGACCACTTTCGAACGGTTCTGGCCGGGCGGCGGGTCGGCGAACTCCGCACCCTGATAGGCCTGCATCAGCGCCATGCGCTCGTTCGACAGCTTGCCGTTCTCGGCGCCGACCGCCTGGCCGAGCTCACGCCGGATGATGTCCTGCAGCTCGTCAACGGCCATCAGGTCTTTAGGATCGCGCCGCGCGACGCGCTTGGACCGACCGGGAAAGAGCTCCCGCGAAGAGGGGAACTGCGCGACATTATCGAGCGGCATAGCTTTATTTTGTTGGCGTTGGCGGGAAAGGCGGCGTCAGCCGATCGACCTTGGCGCGCAGGCTGTTGAGCTGCCCCTGCAACATCTTTATCCGCTGATCAAGCTCGGCAGGGCTGCTGTCCTCGACACGCTGCTCAAGGGCGGCGACTCTGGCCTCAAGTTCGCGCGCCCGCACCGCGTCGGCAATGCTCATTTACGCCGGCCTGGCTCGGCCAGGCCCGTGTGCGGCGGGCTCGGGCCCCCGGCCTTCGCCGGGGCCTCTACGGGCCGCCGCGGCCGTCACCGTGACGGCATTCGATGGAGGTGCTGCGGTCGACCCCGCAGTGTTGGTTGCGGTCACCACGCACGTGACGCTGTGCCCTTCGTTGCCGGCAACCGGCGTGTAGCTGCTGCCCAGCGCACCCAGATCGGTGCCGTCGAGAAACCAGGCATAGGCGTAGCTCGCCGGTTCGCCGAGCCATTCACCCATCGTGCAGCTCAGCACCTCGCCGACCGCTGCCGTTTGGGGCGAAACCATTGGGATCGCTGTGTTAAGAGGTGGATTGATCTGCACACCGGCCGCGCGCGCCAGTTCCTGCAATCGGCCAAAATCGCTCATCGCTGCTCTTCCTTCATCGTTAAACCACGGCAAGATTTAGGCTACGTTGATCGGGTCCGACGGCGGCCCGCGCGTCGAACCGGCGGCGTTGACCGCGGTCACCGTACAACGCACCGGATTGAACCTATCGGCCGTCACCAGCGTGTAGGTATTGGCATCGGTGCCGACATTGGTCGCCGCACCCCGGATCCATTGATAGTTGTAGCTGGTCGGTGAGTTGGTCCACGCCCCGTCGGTGGTGGTCAGCACCTGACCGACCGTGCCGGTGCCGCTGAGCCTGGCAATGGCACGGTGTTCGGGCGGAAACGTGCCGGCAACAAAGCTCTTTTCCATCCATCTCGAATACCCGCTCATCCACACCTCCTTGTCTTAGACGACCGCCAAATCGGGGTACTTCAACGGCCGCGCACTTCCCGCGTTGCGCACGTTGGCGAGCGCCCAGTATCTGAGCGCGTCAGCGGCATGCGACGACCAATCATGCAGCGGCCGGTCCGAGTAGGTGCGCAGGCTCTCGTTCCAGCTGCGCCGGTAGTTCTGCAGCGCGGAGATCCCGCGCGCACACTTTTCCGCATCGAACCAGCAGCGCGGCAGCAGCATGCGCGCCGCATTGATGCCGTCCTCGATCTTCTGGCTGGCGATCACTTGCGCACGGTGAAAGCCAAGGCTCCGCAGCACCTCGAGCCGCGAGCGGCCGGTGCCCAACTCGCGCGCCTCGGCATCGTGCGGTAATATGTGTTCACCCCACTTGTACGGCCGCCGGTCGAGCTCGCGCGTGTACCAGTCGAGCCCCACACCCGAGTTCTCGACGTAATCGATGAAGCGGATCTCTTGCCCCGCCAGCTGGATCAGCCAGATCGCCGTCGCATCGCCGATCCCCAGATCCCACGCGGTGTGCACCGGCAGGGTCGGGTCGTGGAGCACGTGGGTGATGCGCTTTTCCTTCTCGGCCGCCTCCATCTGACTGCCGTAGTAGCTGCCCATGACCCCGGCATCGAAGGAGACCAGATACTCCTGCCGATATCTGGCCTCGCCGTCGTCCGGGCCGTACTCCCGCAACAGCTCACGGTGCTCGATCTCGAGCTGATCGTAGCTAAAAACGTCGGTCTCGGTCGCCGGCAGGCGCTCGGCAAACCAAGTGTCGTCCTGGTTGGCGGCCTCGTAAAACGTGCTGGCGTGGTTGCGGCCTCTGGGTGTCGTGATAAACAGGGCCCATCCGCCATTCTCCGCCAGGATCGGCCGCAAGTAACCCCAAGCAGAAGGGTCGGCCAGGGCAAATTCGGAAAACACCACGCCGATCGGCGGCGAGCCGACCAGGCTGTTGTAGTTGTCGCTGCCGACCAGCTGCCACAGGCTGCCGCTCTTAAAGCGGATCGCCATGTCGGTTTCTCTGGTCGATTCTCTCAATTCGCGCGGAAACGCCTCGTTGATCCGCCGCAGCCCGGTATGCGGGTTGACCGCGTCCCACACTGCCTTCCGCGCCTGGTTGGCCTCCGGCAGCATGTGCCAATAAACTCCGACCCGGGTGTGCGCGGCGACCGCACTCCAGTGCAGGCACACCTCGTCCTTGCCGGCGCGGCGGTGCCAGATCGCCACCGCCCGCTTGCCGTCCTTTTCCAGGTATTTCCAGAGGTTCGCCTGATACGCCCGCGGCCGCCAATTGTTGTGCGGCAGACGGACGAGGCCGTCGACCCCCGCCTGCGCAGGAGCTTGCCCGGCTTGGCTCAAATCACTGTGCCGGCGCTACGGCAAAGCCGTGGGCAACGTACCACGCCTCGACCTGGGCATCAGACACATCGGCTGCGGCAAACCTTGCCATGAACGTGCCGATCACGGTCTGCACCTGATCCGACAGTGCCGCCTCGGCGGCCTCCGAGTTCCACTCGCTCAGATAGTCGCGGATATTGGTCTCGGTCTGCGGGTCCTGTAAAAAGTACGATATTGTGCGGTCGACATAAATCGTGGTCTGCAGCGGGATCTGCTCGGCGACTATCCGCGCCCGCACCCAGTCTGCATCGGGCTTGGTGCTGGGGATCGGTATCGCGCAGGTATAGGCCGACCACGCGACCAATCCGCCGAGGTTGCGGTCGCGGACCACGGCTTGTTTTGGGTACTGCGCCAGCAGTGTGTAATCAGCCATGTTCCCTCGCTATTTCAGTGCTATGACATGAGTGTAGTAAGTCCATCCCGAGCCGCTGGGGTCGGTAAACGTCGCGGCAACCGGACCCGCCGCCGCCTGTATCATATCTTCCGTGATGACAAATGCCTCATTGGAAGGGGGTGCTTGGTTCAGACGCTGAGTAAATCCGGTCCCGGCCCTGCCCCCGGTCGCAAAATTATTTCCAGTCGTGGTCATCCCCCAGATCAGCTCGCCCGGTTGCGTCGTCGTAATCGCCCCCGACGTAATAAGGTCAGCGCCGCCCCCAGGCCAGTTTTGCTGTAACCCATTCCACTGATCGAACACGCCGCCGCTATATTCGGTATACCAGATAGCGCCAAACGAAGCGCCGCCGGCAGTCCAGTTGATGGTCAATACAGTGGCTCCGCCGATTAGGCCAGAACCGGTAAACGCCATGATCTGACCCACTTGCCCCCGAGTCGGGTAATTGTTGCCCTTGTCGTCGGTTAAAGACGATAAGGTCAGATTATTTGTGTTCTTGCAGCCCACTATGACCGTATGTCCGGCACCTATCGGCGCTGTAAAGTATAGATTACTGGTATTGGCATAGCTCATTTGAGCTATACCCTGATTAACGTAGGTGATCGCCCCGCCAGTTACCGGTGGTTTGGCGAGAATCAGCATCGCTACGCCACAAAGACGGTGATATTGCCGATGCTGCCGGTGAACGTGCTGGCCGAGGACAGATAGAGGAAATCGCCGGCCGCCAACGTCGTCACCGAGGGCGTGATGGTCTGCACCCCGGCCGCAGCGTTGGCATCGAAGCTCGAGGCGTTGACGTTGGTGCCGGCGCCGTTCTTGATGTCGATCAGCGCCGCCCCGCCGTTGGCCACCCGCACCACGCCGCGGATGCCGGTGATCGTCATTGCCCGGCCGGCGACGACCAGCACCGCGTTGTTGGGGTTGACCCCGGCCAGCCAGCTGACCGATAGCGCGTCGGCGCCGACGCCGTTGACATACAGCCCCGTCGCGTTGATCGTGCCGACACCCATGCTGCCGCCGGTCACCGTCGGCGGCACGGTGACCCCGCCGTTGGCCTCAAAGCCGATACGCGCCAGAGCTCCAATCGAGCCGACCGGTGTGGTCGTGACCTCGACACGGGTGCCGTGCGCCCCCGTCGTAAAATTGGCCGGCTCGGCCGAGTACGCCCGCAATCCCGCTGTAGATGTCACGCTGGTGCCGTCATGGCCGGCGAAATTAAAATTTCCCAGTTGGGCGCCGGTCGCCACCGCTGTCGGAGCAGTACCGATACCTCCTGCCGAAGCCGCGACAATACCGGAAGGACTGCCAAACGACAGCGCGCTAATCTGCGTTGCCGTGTTGTCGACATTCGTAACCAGCAGCTTCGGTTGTACACCGAACGCCGGAAAGGCAGCGCCCGAAGCGGCGTTGTAATTGACCAGATGCTGGCTGCCGCTGTCCGACAAATGCGTGTTGCCCGCCACCGAAGTGCCGCTTGCGCTGTAATAGGTCAATTGGTTGGCGGTGCCCGAGCCGACCGTGCCGCTGCCGCCGCCGGCAGCGCCCTGCCACGTCGGGTCGGCCCCTGTCCCGTTCGAGGTCAGCACCTGGCCGGCAGATCCTACGCCGCTCAGCGTGTACGGGAATCCCGCCGGGCCGCCGCCCAGCACCAGCGTGCGCCCCGCCAGCACGCCGGTCGAGCCGAGCGTGCTCGACGTGGCGAAATAGGGGATGCCGCCCGCGGTGCCGGTTATGCCGCCGACCAGCGGCGCATAGCGCGCGTCCGCAGTCGCCTGGGTCATGATCGGGCTGCGTGTCCCGGCACCGGTGCCGGCGACGCTTTCGATGGTTACCGGCAGATTGGCCGAGCGTAGCCGCAAGGCCGAGGGGCTGCCTGTCGCATCCTCGCTGATCGACGAGGCGCCGGGCTGAAAGAAGATGCCCTGGAGAGCGGCAAAACTGATCACCCCGGTCATTGTGCCGCCGGCCAGCGGCAGGGCACCAAGTGCGGTCAACGCTGCCGATGCGCTGGCGGCACCAGTGCCGCCGAAGGCGATCGCGATCGGCGCCGCCGCCGGTATCAGACTGTTGCTGCCTTGATAGACCGCCGGTTGGCCGTTGACCCCGGCGTTGACCGAGCCGGTGCCGCCTTGCCCGATGGCCAGCGGCAGAGGCAGGCCTATATAGACCCCACCTTGTGCGTTGCTGCCGTTGCGCAGGACAAAGCCCTGCATCGCTCCGGTGAAGGCTCCGCCGAACAGATTGTCGAGAGCAGCCCCGCCGGTAGTCGCCTGGGTGCCGCCATTGGCGATCGGCACCGGGCCACCGTTGACCATGACCCGTTGGGCATTGACGTCGCCGACCAGCATGCCGCCCGATGGTGCAGTCGGGGCACCGACCGCCAGCCCCGGTCCGATCGTCGCCTGGGTCACCGGCGAGGTCGTGCCCGGCGGGTTGGTCGCTATCGTCAGCTGCGCGCCCTGTTGAGTGTCGGTCCAGTTTCCCAGTACCGGCTCGTAGACCGCGCCGACAACGCGTATCGCCGCTCCCATATTATAGTGGCTGCCGCCGTAGCCCCGCCAAGCCAGATTGCCCAGTGAATCGTTGTGCAGCACGGGCGTCGGTGCCGCTGCAGTGCCGCGCGCCGCGCGCATCATCAGCGCGTCTGACCCAGTGACGCCGAGGCCAAAGCTGTCGATGGCAAAGGTCGGGTTCTCGCCATTGGCACCAACGATGCGCAAGGCCGAGACCACACCCGAGGGAGCAGCCGGCAGCACCGCATTGCGGTTGATTGTCAGAGTGCCGGGATTGGTGCCGCTGATCGTCCCGCCAGCCAGTGGCAGGAAATCCCCGCCGCCCGGCCCACCACTAATCTCCGCCCCGTTCCAGCTCGACCCGTCCCACCACACCACGTCGTCACCCGTCGACGTGTACAACGGCGTCACCGCCAACGGACCCGGGATCGGTGTCGACCGCTCGATGGCTCTCACAATGAACTGCCCGCCCGGGCCGCGGGGGTGCCTCTGTTCAAAGTCCGCCGCGCCACTCATTTCGCCGCTCGCCGACCCTTCGCCGTAGTCTTGCTGCCGCGCATCAACCCAATCTTGTTCAGCGTGCCGTAGACCGCACCTGGGTCCTTCGGGTACTCCTTCTTCAGCTTCCCCTCCACATCAGCAACCGCCGTCTTCTTGCCGCTCGCCGTCAGCTTCGGCATCTCACCGCTTCCCCTTGCCGCCGTGGTACTTGCTCTGCCCCGGTGCCGCCCCCTTCGATCGCGCAATGTCGCCTATAACTCCTCCAGGCACACCCTGCGCCTTCAATTGCGCCGCCCGGCCACCCATCCCCAGCTTGTTCGACTTGCCCCGAAAACTCCCGCTCTTCTTGGTGTCCGCCATCTCAACCCTCCCGCTCCCTCACCGCCCTCATGCTCCGCGCCGCCGCCGCCCGCCTACGGTCGCAGTACTCACACTCACCCCGCGGCGCGTAATAAACCGCCGGCTTCCGATCCAATGCATCCACCGGCTCAGACGCCTCACTCTCAATCTCATCCTCAACCCAACCAGATCTCTTCATCAGCCCCTCAGCGCGGCCTTTGCGATGAATTCAGCGTAGGCTGGGGGGATGGCGGCGGCGAGTTCGGGCGGCTGCATCCACTGGATGTCCATCTCGTGGGACCATGTCGCGGCATTGCCGGGCAACATGGTCCTCCATGCGCCAACGCGGCCGTGCGGATGACCGTAGACCCCGGTGATCGGCCGGCCGTGGTCGCAAGTGAAGGGCACGAAGGGCGGCAGCGGCGGCGAACCTTCGAACCAGCGGTGCCGTCGAATGCCCAGCCCGAACATCGTGCCGCACAGCTCAAGATCGCAGCGCATCGGCGCGCCAGGCACATTTTCGATGATCCACCGCCGCCCGCTCGATTTGAGCAGTCGCCGTGTTGACTCGATCAGATCGGGATGACGCCCGTCCTTCGCGACCATTCCGCTGCGGATGTACGCCTGACATGGCGGGCTCGCCCAGATCAAATCGAAGAGCTGCAGATCGAACGGCGGCCGCAGAGCATCGGCGCGAACGAAGCCGAATGGATATCGCGGTTGTAGCCTGATATCGACGCCGATCACCTCAAACCCGGCTCGGTGCAGCCCCATGCTGGCACCGCCAGCTCCGCAGAACAGATCCAGAGCCAGCGGCTTCATCCCCTCAGCGCCGGCATGAACAGATACAATCCCAGCAGCAACACCGCTAAAAACGCCAGCCACGAACTCGCCCAACCGTATTGCATCGCCGGTGACACCGGCAGCGATGTCAAAAACCACAGCGCCATCACCACAATGAACAGAATCTCCAGAATCATCTCAGCCAAATCTCCATAGCAGCAGACCCAGACTCACCAGCAAACCCGCCATCAACAGCATCAATCCAATCAGCACCCAGTCCAGCCGGCCATTCACAGCACCCAATCCCGTTGCCCAACAAGAATATCTCAGTAAAAATTTTAGTTGTTGCCCAGCTAGGGCTATACCTGGTACACACGCAAGGGTGGTACGGGCTCGGGTCCTACCGGACCCCTTGCCCTAACCATCCTGATGGGGTACCCCGTGGTAGGCGCCGGCACCCCCTCCTACCACCCTGGATGGCAGACCGGATAGGACCTCTGTTCTGCCCCATTTGTCGCCCGCACTGTGCCCGCATCTGCATACACAGCAGATGCACAGCCGCAGTTTCCCTCGGGTTTTGCAGACGGCAGCCGCCTCAGACAGCAGCAGGGCGTCCCGCTATCAACTGCCGCGACCGTTCTTCCGACCAGTCGCCTCAGCCTCGATCGCAGCTGTCTCCGCACTGTCTATCTCGATCAGCTTACTGACATCAATAACCGGCCGCGGCGCCTCGAGCTGCTCGCCGTCGCTGAACCTAACTACTTGAACCATAAGGGGTTTTTCTGGATTGCCGCTAACTTCGACCGATGCAAGGTCAGGTAGTACTTTGCGCAGCAAAGCTAGGGCAACGTGAACTTGAGTGCGGGTCATTCGTATGTCGGAGGGCTTTGGTCGGTCAGGATCAACTTCGATAAACCGCTGCAAGCGTTTAAGGATCATACTCGCTTGAATAGCGTCGCGATGACCTTTGCTAAGTTTTACAATGGCCTGAGTTGGCGGTCTAAAGCGTGCGCCCATTAGGAAAAGATCTTACGAATGCTTCACCGGTGCTTGCTTGTGTGTCTTGGCATGAGGCGGCGCGCTCGGCGCAGGTCTCGTTCCAGTTCGTTCCACAAGACTTGGGCGTAAGGTGCTGTTCGATCGCGCGCTTCATCGATCAAAGTGAGGCGCAGGTTGCGGCTTTTGAGGCGCATCAGCCAGGAACAGGCGACGCGTCGCCAGCGGTTTTCGCTAGGCCCCAGATGACTGTACGAATAGGACGCTGCTTCGCGTTCGCGGTTTTCTGCCCATTTGAGGGCGTTCTCGATTTCAAGGGCGTGTTGGTAGCGTTTAAGGAGTTGGGCTGTCTCGACGTTACCGGCCTGCTCACGTCTCCAGAAATAATCACGTCCATCTTCGATGCGGTGGTATGCGGCGACCTGTCTCTGAGCGATCCATGCATCACAGGCGGCGTGGTCGCGGGCAGTGCGTGGGTATGGCTTTGGTGTCTGTTGAGGCCAGAGCCATTGATCTATGCTATCAAGCATTATTGCTGCTTGCGGTAGCGGCGAAGCATTGCGGCGGTACAGAGGAGGAATTTGAGCGATTCGCGCAGTCGCATATCGGCGTCGACGTCGGGGCCTTCGATTTCTTCGATAGCGGCGACGAGGTGGTCGTGCATGTATTGGGAGACTTTGGGGGGGTCGCCGGTTATTTCGAGGTCGTCGATGGCCTCGACGAGATCGCGGAATATCTCATCGATGCTTGCTGGTATGTCTCGGCTCATATCCACCGATTTTTGCGGCTTTGAGAGATGGGTGTACGGCGAGGCCGCCGGCACCGGCGCCGAGGCCATCGGTAGCGCCGCTGGTTGGGGTCGAAATAGCACCTGGGAAGGAAGGCTCTGGCGGTCCGCCATTCCCTGGCGATCCAGATATGCCTGCGGGGCTCTGCGGAGGCCCAGGAGGGCCCATCTGGGGTCCGGCTGGTGGTGTCATAGCCTGAGCGACCTGAAGCGCACCAGCGAGCTTTGCAGGTACCTTACCGGCCATTCCGCGTTTTGGTGGCGCTCGACCCTTCATTTTCAACCCCTACGCTTCACGCTGACATTAACCGGGGTAACATTCGGTTCGCCGCCTTTGTCGGGCTTGCCTTTGTCGCCGAGAATGGAGTCGAGTGAGGCGTCGTAGGCGAGGCCGCCTTCACCGCTGAGCGCGCGATCCTGGAACAGCGGTCGGCCGGCGAGGCGGTTGACGCCGCTGATGCCACCACCGGGACGAGAGGCTTTCCATCCGGTCATGCCTTCCTGGTATCCATTGGTATCCGGCAAAACGTGTTTGTACTCGCTGTTACCCGCGGCGCTAGCGAACGAGCGTTTTGGCACCGAGCGTGGACCTGGGAAGAGGCCTCGGGATTTCATGATCTTGCCTTCGCGGCTATGGCCGATTACCAAAACGCTACCTCCGGCTGTTTCGGCTTGTCAACATCCTGTGGCTGGTATCGGCCGGGACGCAACCTGAGCCCGTATGCCTTCAAGGCCATCTCGACCTCGCCCAAGGAGAGCTTGCCGAAATTTGGCTCGCGCAACAACTTGGCCGTGGTCATCTGCGCAAGCTGGCCGAGCGTCTTAACACCGAGCCGCGCCAGGCAATGGGCGACGCGCACCGACACTTCCAGCTCATCGACTGGGCGCGACATCTTTTGCTGCCACGCCTCAAAAGCCGACCTGAGCTTGCACATCTGGATAAAAACGCCCGGTGGCATTGCCAACAATGCCCCGTTGTACGCCCGTTCGGCGGCGGCATGGTAACCGGCCTTGTGAAATGACAGCCACACTGCCGCCAGCAGCGCTGCGCCGTATGCATCAGGGTTAGCGGGATATGCCTCGAGGCCATAAGCCTTAACGAACGCGATCATCTCGGTGGTCACCTCGTGCGGCCAATGACCGGCGAGGTCGGGATACTCGAGCACATCGCTCATGACGCCAGCCCGTAGTGGTCGGCGAGTGCGGTCAGCCCGAGCTTGAGGATTCCGGCGACTTCCTGTCGGTTGCGTCTGAGGGTACGGGCGAGCTGAGCGATTGAGACATCGCCGAATCCGGGCCATCCGAGGACCACGGGCAGGACGTAGGGTTCCAGGGGTCCGAGTACGACGCTGGCCTTTCGGCAGCGTTCGATGGCGGCGAGTTGGGCTTCGGGGTAATACCATCCGGTTGTGCCGACCGAGCCGTTGGCGGGTTCGCGGGCGCCTTCGAGACCCAGCTCGTAGTCATCGCGCAGGCGTTCGCCGGCTTGGGCTTGGCGCGGTTCGATGGTTCCGTTGCGCACGAGCCGCTCGAGCGACGACAACGCGCGATAGACGCGGGTTCCGGCACGAGCGGGGCCGGCCTCGGTAGCGACTGCGGGAGTGAGGGCGAAGGTTGAGCGCCTTCGCCGTTCGGGTGTCGGTGCGTTGGGATTAGGATTTGCCATACTCCGCACCTTGGATTTGGGCGTTTTCGGGATCAGGTGGTTCGTCATTGGGTGGCTCAACGATGGCAGCCTTTGCCTGCTCGGCGGCACGTGCCTCGACCGGCTCGGGGGCAGGCTGCGGGTGCAGCGCGTCGAGCGCGGCCTGGAGCACTTGGATGCGCTTGCGGATATCATCGGCGGCATCGGCGATGCTGCCGCCGGTCCGCACGTAGGTGTCGAAATCGGCGTATCCGAACTGGCGGGCCCAGCTGTCGAGGGCTTTCATGGTTGGTCCTTGTCCTCGGCCTCAGCCAGCGCCTGGCGATAGCGCTTGAGCGCGGCGAGTCTGGCCTCAGCTTGGCCGAAACTGGCGTGGCTGAGCAACAGTTCGATGTTTGCGAGGTGGCTCTCGATCGCCGCCAGCAACTCGAGCATGCGGCGGATGTCTTGTGCGGTCATGGCTGAGGAACCAGGCTGATGGTTCCGGTGCTGTAGTCGGTGACGACGAGCCATTTGTCGCCGACGATACGGTTGCCGTGTTCGAGCATGATGGCGACCCGGGTGAGAGCGGTGTTTTGCGGCGAGCGTTGGTCGAGGTCGACGGGGATTACGACGACGACCCGGGTGGTTGGGGCTTTCACGGTCATTTTGTTAAACCTAAATCTTTCGCAATTTCGACCGGGTCGCGAAGCGGCCCGTATGCTGGTTGATGATTGTTGATTGTTGATTGTTGGTTGTCACGGGCGCGGCGGGGCGCACGCGCGCGGGGGGGCTCCGTCAATGGCTTATCGGTCGTCAGCGGCGCCTCAGCGGCGCGTCTGCGGCTCCTCAGCAGTTCCTCAGCGACACGTCTGGCGGCGATCAGCGAACCTTCAGCGGTCACTTTGCCGCGCTTCAGCAGCCGTCGCAATAACCGATCGAAATTGCGCCCTCCGAAAGTCTTGCGAGCCTTCTCGAGCTCGATCGGGCATTCGCCAAGCGCATACATCAGCGCGCACAGATTCCAGTACAGACCACATTCGGCTTCCGACATGCCGCGCGTGCCGGCAAGCCAGTCATCGGGATAAAAATCAATGCGACGGATCTTTACCGGCGCTGTGCCCATCGACTTTCCCTCCTTCCCCGCCTAAGCGGGGAGCACGGGGATCTATAACCCAGCCCCGCATTCCACACAGTAAGCGTGGGTGCCGTTCCGATTGCGCACCGCCACCGGCCCGCGCTCGACCCAGCACCACCCACCCTTGGTGCAACCCGCCGGGCGCCGCTGCTCACGCATCGGCCGGGCCCGCTCGATGACCTCCTGCGGCACTTTACGGGCTTTCGCGATACGACTGCGCACCCCAGCCTCCGCTGGGGCTTAGCGCCGCCCGGCCCCGCACCGGAATACCCCACCGGGTAATCTGCGCGATCACCTCGTCGGCGCTGCGGCAGATCGCGATCGGCGGCATGCCGGCCGCCTCGAGCTCGGCGAAGCGGTCGACCTGGCCGACCAGAATACGGGGCGAGCCACGCCGGGTTCTGACCACGCGTGTTTTCGAAAGCTGACCGCCGCGGACTTTCAGCTCGATGCCGTAGAGCCTGCCCTGGTGAACGAAAAACAAATCCGGAAGACCGCGCCGCACGCCCGCCCGGTTTAAAGCTGCAGCTTGCTGCCGACTCAGTTGGCAGGCGCCAATCGCCGCGCTGAACCAGAAAGTCGACGGCATCAAAAGCAGGTCGAGCTTCTCGACAATCGCCTGCTGAAGCTCGCGCTCGGGCGGCTCGGGGGCGGTCAGGCGAAAGTGTACGGTCATGCCGCTGCGCGGGCCTATAATGCAAATGCCGGTCGTATGAGGACCGGCACCTGCAGAAGGAGCAAGCGATGCGCAATCATCGCAAGTTCCTGCCGGAGGGCGCCGAACCGGTTGGAACGGCCCGACGCCTCTCCAGTTAGCGGATTGTCTCGATCTTGATCTTGAGAATCAAGCCGATTATGATCCGCAACCGGAGACGGTAATGACGTGCTAGCGTCATTTGTCCCTCCGACAGGTTGCGCCGGCGAGATCATCCTCACCGGCGCAGCACTTCTATCACATTCTCCGTCACGGTGCCGATCAGACCATCTGACCGGCATTCGTGTTTTAGCACACAGGCGCGCGGTCATACTCTCCTGCAGCTTGGGGGCGGTCAGGCGGAACGGCCGGCTCATTAGCGTTTATGGTCTATGCCGCATGACCATCTTTGCGTGTGCCATTTTCATTAAAAATATCTTCTACCACAGTTGACAATGGCAAGCCCTGCAGTCCCGTCGATCGCGCATTGATCCAGCTAGTTTCAATTGCCCAGCCGAGATTTTGCCGAGCATGATTGTCGTCTAGTACTATCTTTCGCCGCGTCAATTGCTCGATGTTCATTCGACCACGACAAATGCGGCGCTGATCGCCTAGGGCAATTTGCGCGTCATGATGAAACATATCTGGCTGATTAGGATCACGGCGATCCTCAGCCGCTTCAATGCCGTCGAGCAGAGTTCGTGCAGCATCAGTAAGAAAGGTCTCCGCACCTTCCTTAACAAATTGAACCATCAACGCTTTAACCGCTGGCAGGATTTCATCCCTGCTATATTCTTTCTGCCCGTATTTCTTTCGAAGAGCATGTAGTTCGACGTAAAACTGATGCTGAAATTTTCGACGAGCCATCAGTCGATCCCCCCCTCCATGGTCTTTGCTAGTGCCTCTGCAAAAGCGGCGATTCTACGCAAACGCTCTGGTGTCAGATATTCACCGCGCCCCTCGGCTTGAGCTGGATCATAGCCGCCAGCTATCTCATCAACCCTTTCGAGATCCCGATCAAATGCCTTAGCGCCGTCGAGCAAATTCATGGTCAACGCCCAGCGCTGCTGCTTCTGTTCGGCGGCTTCTTTCGCGGCCAGTTGTTCAGCCGCTTCGAACTTCAGTTCAGCTCGATCGACTTTATCCATTAAATCGGGACGCTCGGCCGCCAGCTTTTGGCGGCGGATCGCTTCGTTACGGTCCTTGCCGATCCGCAACTCATAGTCATGGAACACTTCGGCAAGCGTCTTGCCATTCATGATCGCGTCGACACCGACCGCGTCATTGTCGACCAATGCTTTGGCTTGCTCGACCTGATCTTTCCCTGCGCCGAACATTTTGCCAAAGTAGACCCGTGGGTTCTTGATTAACTCGCCTTGTTGAGGCGAGTTTTTAGGTCTGCCTTCTTTGGAGATCCGCCCCTCTTTCTCAGCAACAGTCCAAGCACGGGCAGCAGCGACGGCACGTTGGCCGGCGGTTAGATTGCGCCGCTTGACGTTCTGCAAAACAACCCAAGCAGTGAGATCAGTAACAGCTGGGTCGATTGGAACGTAACGCGGGACTACACCTGCAATCTCGCAACCGCGCTGGCGATTGCGACCATCAATCACAAGTTTGCCGTCGAGGTCGGTGACGATCGGATTGGCGAGGCCGTATTGTTTGATCGAATCAGCCAGTTCCATCAACTCGACCCCACCCATCATCGGAAAGAGATTGGCTACTGGATGAGCTGGCAATAGATATCCCATGACTCACGCCCCGGCCGGCATGGTCTCGGCCACCCTGGCACCGTAGCGCTGCCGCACCTCGAGGCGCAGCCGCCGCACCTCGGCGGGCCACGGCAACAGATCCCCCGGCGGCCAGTTCGCCTCGAACCACAGCGATGCGCGCTCGGCCGAGCTGGCCTTGCAATCGAGCCCACGGAACAACCGGATGAACAGGCGGTCGTTGCCCGCGGCCCGAATACCCAAGGTCGAGGCCGCCAGACCGCTGGCCGCGAGATAGGCCCGCGCCAGGATGACCAGTTCGCGACGCGAATACATACGCAAAGAATATTCGACCGCAAGCTAACAAGTCAACCGACCGCAGGCGATGCCGGGCTGCGACTCGGAAACCTATGGTTAAGAGTGCCTTATCGCAAAAAGTGTCTAACTAAGACTAGAACGCGTTCGATTTTTGCGGTAATGGGAAATGCATGACCTGGTCGGAAGAGGCGTTTCGCGCCCGCCTCGACGCGCGTGCCGATGAGCTCGGCAAGCCGCTGCGGCAGCTATTGATCGAGGGCGGTCTCGGCCACGATACGGTCGACAAGGTCCCGGCTAACTCCCGGCTAGTCTCTACGTTGGAAAAGATTGCGGCAGCGGTCGGATGGACGCTTCCCGAAGTGATGGGTTTTAGTGTGCTCGCAGGACTTTCGGTAGGACTTTCGGAAAAAGCGCTTGAAGTAGCGGAACGGGTGATCGCGCTTGCACCGGTCGAGGCGCAGACGCGGCACAATCTGGTCGTGCTCCACGCCCGTCTTTATGATGCGGCGGTTGCGCGCGTTCGCGACGGCCGCCGGGTCGACGCCGAAACCTGGGTAGCCTACGAAGAAATGCTGATCGGCGAAATCGCCCAAGCAAAGGCCGCCGCCCACCGCCCTGCCACGGCCAAGAACGGCGAAACAGCAACAAGAGCACGCTGGCGTAGGTCAGCAAGGTCAGTCCCCACCAAACCCACGGAGCGTGATCGGTAAACCCGGTCCCCGTTAGGATCTCCACCGCGACATAGCCGAAGATGCCGGCGAGCGCGATCGCTCCGCCGACATAACCGCCGCTCACGCAGGCGAAGACCATCACGAACAGGGTCGCCCATATACTGTCGAGGGTCGGCGGGTGCGCCGGGCGGAAATTGGTGATGGCGAACCCGATCGGCACCAGCACCATCGGCAACGCGATCCGGGTCAGGGTCCATTTGACGATCCGGCGCGTCCGGGTGCGCTGCCCTTCGGCATAGGCTGCCTCGAGGATGCCACGCCATTCTGATCGCAGGCGGCCAGTTTCGGGCGAATTGTCGGGCGGTATCGGGATCGTCGTCAAAAACACCCCCCTGACGATCCGATCGGCCTGAGGCCGAATCGCTATAGCTAATTTTCTTTACCATCAGATTACAGAGGTAATCGGCAATCAGGTCAACCTCGTTCTGCGGCGATTTTTCGCCAACCGGTCGACGTACCGCGCCAGGAGCGTACCAAGAGGCTTGACGGATCGAACGCGAGCGAAAAATATAGCGAACGCAGGCGAACAACGGGTCGGAAGGAGGGGACAAAATGCACTGGTCGCCCACGAGCCCGATCAACGGCCGCCTGCGACACCGGCGCCCCCGCCGCGCGTTATCATTCTATCTTGCCTGGGTCGGGATGTTGGCACTGTCAGCCGGCCTGTGGATCGCCGCCGGCTACGGGCTAACCGCAGTCGCAGTTCATCTGACCGGCCGGTGATGCCACTCATCGTGATCGATGAGACGCTGTTTCGCGCTCTGCTCGCAGGCAGGACAGTCAAATTGCGGGGTGCCATCGCTAGCCCCGGCGAAGGCCGGGGGAACGAGATCGATCTGATCCTGGATAAGATCGATCGGCAACGGCTGATCGACGCGGTGGTCAACACCAAGCCGCCCGATCCGCCGCAAGCGCGCGAGTTTCTATCGCGGCCTCGCCGCAAATAGCCGAGCAAGGACAGTATATGAAAAGCGTTAGTCTGGAAGAGTCAAAACGAGTTCATCGCAAGCCGGCCAAAGGCCAGTTCGAAGGCTCGCCACGTGACATACGGCAGGATGCAGCGGGGGCGAAGAAAGCTGGAGTCTCCCTAAAAACGTATGAGGGATCGCCAAAAGATCGGCGCCAGGACGCCGCCGGCCAGCGTCGGATGACCGGCCCAAGCCGGTCCCGATCGAAGTAGTGGAACCTCTTGAGCTTCGTCGCCAAAGACCCCGGCTCCTTTGCCGGTCAAGCCGTAGGCTCCGGGCACTGTGTGGCCTACGTTCAGCAATCGGCCGGGGCACCCCATACCTCGCATTGGCGCCGGGGGGTGAAAGTGCGGGGCAGTGGTGCACCGGCCGGTACCGCGATTGCCACCTTTGGCGGAGCCCCGGCGCGTTACGAAAACCGTACCGACGGCTCCTCGCACGCAGCCATCTTGATCGCCGAAGACAGCGGCGGCCTGCGTGTGTGGGATCAATGGCGCGGGCATCCGGTGTCCCAGCGGACCATTCGCCACAAGGGGGGTGCAGGAACCGCCAACAACGACGGCGACAGATTTTTTGTCATCGAGACGGATGAAACCGTGTGAGAGTTATTGCCCGAGCAGCCATTCAACCTACTGAAAGCCTGCTTTTGGCTGCTCGCCGCAGTCATCGGCGCCGTCATGCTGGTCGGGCTCAGCGGTACGCTCGGCTGCATGATCGGGGTGATGATTGGCACCTTCCCAGTCGGTCACTGTGCCGAAACCGGCGTAGTCCAGACGTTCCACGATTGGTGGGCGGAAATCCTCGCTGCGGTGTTCGCGCTGCTGGCAGCCCGGAACAACCGTCCGCCCCCGCCACCACCAGAAACTGAGTAAACCCGAGCCCGCCGGGACTGCGGGCATCCACAAGAGGAGATTACATTATGCCGTGGTATTATTCTGAAACGCCATTACGCACAGTAGGGGGCGGTCGTCCTGGTCACGGTCTTCCGCGTCCGCCTGGCACAACCGATCCAGGCTGGGGCGTCGAGGAGGGCGAGCATCCAATCGATCCTGAATGGGGCTGGGGCGGGTTTCCTAGTCGTCCTGGCCGTCCAATCTATCCAGTCCTGCCGCCGCGCGAAGACTGGCCAGAACTTCCTGACGACATCTGGGATAGACTGCCAATCAAACCAAGCCCCGAGCACCCGATGGTGCCTGTGCCTGAAGAACCTGAGATCGGCGGCGGACTGCCACCCGGCATCTGGCCGCCGCCGCGCCCCGAGTTTCCCGATCTCTCGGGCAAGACTCTAGCGCTGGCGCGGGTCTACGTGTCGCGCCATGTAAACTACTTGGCCTGGGTGGTGATCGACCACGCGCAGGCTAAGACCGCTTGGGATGCACTGGTGCAGCGGATCAAGGAAAAATTGCCGGCTGGAGGTGTCGGCGGACGCCCCCCAGCGCGACCGGGGCCGGCAGAGTAAGTCCCGGCGAAGACGCCCCGGCGAAGGCCGGGGGCCGGGAAGAACCTGAGCCGCCTGAGTCACCGGAAGGACGGCGGCGGCGGCTGTTTCGTCGATGAGTGTCGAACTTGCGGCGCGGGGCCGAGCGGGAAATCGTGATCTCACCGGATCAGGTAACATCGGTGGAATCGAAGGTAGGTAGACCGCAGGGACAGGGGCGCCGCAAGATCGGAGGAGCCGATGCCAAGCTTTTGGGAACTTGTGGCGCTGTTCTGTCTGATTTATTTGGCGCTGCAAGCTGCCGTCTGGTTCGACCGGAAATGACCGAGCCCGCGAATTTCCACGAGCTCCGCCGCACCGGAGTTGGCGGCTCCGACGCCCCTGCGGCGCTCGGCCTCAGCCCGTGGCGCACGCCCTACGATTTGTGGCTGGAGAAGACCGCGCAGGCTGAGCCGCTGCCGCCGTCTGAGCCGATGCTGTGGGGAGCCCTGCTCGAGCCGGTGATCGCCGCCGAGTATTGCCGGCGCACTGGGCATCAGATCGCGCTGGCACCGCCAATGCTGCGCCACCCGACGCACGCATTCATGCTCGCCCACATCGACGGGCGAGTCGATAACAGCCGCATCGTTGAGATCAAAACGACACGCACCGCTGCCGGTTGGGGCGAAACCGGAAGCGACGAGATCCCGCTGCAATATCTCGTGCAGGTCCACCATTACCTCGTCGTCACCGGTGCTATGGTCGCCGACGTCGCGGTGCTGATCGGCGGCCAGGATTTCCGGCTCTACCAGGTCGCCGCCGATGCCGAGATCGCCCGCACGCTGGTCGAGCAGGAATATGTGTTCTGGCGGCGCGTCGAAGACCGCGAGCCACCCGATCCGGTCAACACCACCGATGCCGTGCGCCGCTGGGGCAGCCTCACCGCAGCCGGCACCGTCGTCGCCGGTGAGCCCGAATTATACGCGGTCGAGCGCCTGCATCAAATCAAGCAGCAAACCAAGTTGCTCGAGGCCGAGGCCGATACCGCACAGCTCCAGCTGATGGCAGCGCTCGGCGAAGAAGGCGACCATCTGGTCGACGAGGCCGGCACCCTGCTCGCGACCTGGCGGCTCGACAACGGCCGCAAGGCCTATTCGGTCGCGGCAGGCGAGCCGAAGCGGCGATTTCTATTGAAGGGAACTCGTGATGGCTGATCAACTGCCGGCCCTGCGCGCCTCGCGCCTGCCCTGGCATCCGGTCATGGAAGAATACGGCGTGCAGAAGACCGACTGGCAAGCGCTGGTCGAGGCCGTCTTCCCTGGTGCCCAGACCCTCGACTCGATCCGGCTGGCACTCAGCTACTGCAAGCGTCGCAACCTCGATCCGTTCAAAAAGGTCATCCACATCGTCCCGGTCTGGGACAGCGAGCAGCGCAAGTATGTCGACACGATCTGGCCGGGCATCGCCGAGCTGCGCACCACGGCGTTCCGCACCCAGCAATATGCCGGCGCCGATCCGACCGAGTTCGGCGCCATCGTCGAGCAGACCTGGCAGCAGGACGCCAATAGAGCCATTAAAATCATCTATCCGGCCTGGGCACAATTGACGGTCTATCGGCTCGTCGGCGGGCAGCGCGTACCGGTGCCGGGGCCGCGCGTCTATTGGATTGAGACCTATAGCGCCGCCGGTCGTTCCGACGTACCCAACGCACGCTGGCAGCGCGCCCCATTTCAGATGCTGGAGAAGTGCGCCGAGGCCGCAGCACTCAGACGCGCGTTTCCGGAAGAGCTCGGCGACGAGCACGCACACGAGGAAGCTGGTGCCTATACCCGCGATGTGACGCCGCCCTCGCCCGATGTGGACGAGCCGAAAGCCCCTCGCACCACCGGCAACCGGGCGCTGCGGGATAAACTCGCTCGCCGGCTTTCGCCGGAAGAAGCCCCCGCGCAGGCGGGGGAACCGACCGAACAAGAGATCGAGCGGAGCCAAACGATGCTTGAGCCCTTCGCGCAGACCTCAGGAGTGCTCGGCGCTGACCAGATCGCTAAACTGGATCCGGCGCCCCCGCCGGATAGCCCCCCGCCTTCGCGGGGGCGTCCTCGGGAGGAAGCCCCTGCGCAAGCAGGGGACGGAGATGATGTTTCCCCTTCTCCCACTCCCGAGGGCGACACCACGATCCCCATGATCCTGCCGGCGCGCAAGCACCGGAGTTGGGATTGGCCCGGTTATGCCGCCGAGTTGATCGAGGCCGCACATCGATTGCCGCCAGACCAGATCGGCCAGTTCCGCGTCATCAACGCCAGCCAGATGAACAATCTGCGTGTCGCGCTCTCGGAGGAGTGGTCGCGCGTGCAGCAGGCGCTCGCCGAGCACGAACGAGAGGGCGCGTGATCGACAGAAATGGCCCGCGATCGTCTCACCTTTCGCCGACGCGATGTGACTGCAGCCATCAAAGCGGTCGAAGCCGCTGGCCACGTCGTCGCTCGCATCGAGATCGGTCAAGACGGTCGGATCACCATCTTCCCGGTAACCGGCAGCGAACCGGCCGCCGAAATTAATGAATGGAATCAAGATCCAAGGACTGCCGCTCCCTGAATACTTGAGAAGAGCGTGGAGCAACATGATATAAAGCGGGCGCCGCGATGTGTCTGCACCGCAGCGCCCTTGACACCTGCCGAACTTGGAAGGAGTTCAGCAAATGCCCGATCAAGATTTAGAGCAGCGCGTGACCGGCGCACAAGACATGATTTCCGTGAGTCGGGAGATCATGCAGAAAGCTCGCGACCTCGGCGAAAACTACGTCAAAATGTATGAGCATGAAGTGATCTTCCGCCGCCCAAATCCGTCACCTGATGATTATGCCACGTTGCAAAGATATCGCGATATTCTTGCTGCGCTCGACGAAGCTCTCACAAAAGGAGCGCAGTGATGAAAATCGCGCTCCAGTTCGTCAACGAGTACCGCGACCGCCATGGAAAAGTTCGTCGCTACTTCCGGCGGCGCGGGAAAGCGCGCATCAAGCTGCCCGGTCAGCCGGGCTCGACCGAGTTTATGGAGGCTTACAATGCGGCGCTCGCGTCGTTCACAGTCTCCGAAATCGGCAAGAACCGATCGACTATCGGATCGGTCGGCGCAACCATCGGCGCTTACTACACGGACCATCGATTTCTAGCGATGGCTGCAGGTACGCAAAAGGCGCGTCGCCGGATCTTGGAGCACTTTCGGAAAGAGCATGGCGACAAGCAGATCGCCACATTGCAGCGCCCAAACATCGTCAAGCTGCTCAGCCCAATGCCCCCGTTCGCTGCGCGCAATTGGCTGATGACGTTGCGCGGGCTCATGCAGTTCGCCGTCGAGGTCGGCATTCGTAGCGACGATCCGACAGCTGGCATCAATCCGATCCGTGCCAAGCAAGGTGACATTCACACCTGGACCGAAGCTGAGATTGCGCAATTTGAAGCGCACCATCCGATCGGCTCGCGCGCGCGGCTGGCGATGGCGTTGTTGCTCTACACCGCGCAGCGACGTAGCGACGTCATTCTGATGGGGCCGCAGCACGTGCGCGAAGGCGTCTTGACGTTGCGCCAGCAGAAGACCGGCATCCCATTGCTGATCCCGGTGCACCCGGAATTGCAACGGGTCATCGCCGCCTCCCCGTGCGGCAATCTGGCCTTCCTTGTCACTGGAGATGACGCTCCAGTGCCCGGTGTGCCGATCTCAAATTCCGGCATCGGGAACGCCTTCCGCCGCTGGTGCGATGAGGCAGGGCTGCCGGCGACGTGCTCGTCGCACGGGCTCCGCAAAGCGGCATGTCGACGCCTCGCCGAAGCCGGTTGCTCGGCTCCGCAAATCGCCGCGATCAGCGGTCACAAGAGCCTGAAGGAAGTGCAGCATTACATCGTCGACGCTGATCAGGTGCGGCTCGCGCAAGCGGCGATTCGCGCGGTATCAGAACACTCCGAGAACACCAAAGTGACTAACCATCCTCGGAAAAGTGACTAACCGCCTCATAAGCGCTTCAAAACATTGGCAAAAATTTCAATGTGCGGATAGCGGCAGGAGTCGGCCACTCCAAATATTTCAACCGCTTATGGTGACTAACCGGGTCCACGTCGCGATAATAATATCAACGGTTTACCGGCGAAGTGACTAACCGTCACACTCCGGGTGAGAGGTCGAAATTCGCGCTTCGTTCCGTCACCGACCACAATTCTCCTGCGTACAGGCCTCGATGATCTCATGCTCAACGATCCTGAGCACACCCAGGATCAGTGGTATGGGCCACCCGCGAGCACGCTCATAGATGAGATTCTGTATTGCCTCACAGAGGGTAGAGCACCGCTGGTCGCCGCCAAATAACGCCACGGTCGTTTGCTCAGGCGGCTTTTGCACGTTCACCCCCACACGGTCTTAAGGTTCTCCAGCGCCGCACCGACCCCGAGACGCAAGAACTCAGGCAGATATCCCACAGTAACGGTGGTAACGATCGGCACCGTATAATCAGGCAACCACGCTGACTGCGCTTGCGGCAGCACTCGGATCTCGACGCCCCAACCTTCATGCCTTTGTTGCAATGCCTCTGCTAGCCGTTGCGCTTTCTTGGGCTCGATGTAAGGCTCGGTAACAAATCCCCAGGGCTCGTTCGTTCGATCTTGAGCGAGGAGCCACCACGCATGATCGATAACATGGCACTTTGCGTCTGCAATGAGGCGCTGCGCGATCACATAAAACGGAACCCGCCACATCGGCTCGTCGGCGAGGTTCTGATCGGTCAGGGCAAGCGCGCTGAATGGCTCCTTGACCCCTAATGAAAACGACAAGCCAAGCCGGCGCTGGATTCCTGCCGCGATCTTCCGACGGCGCCCATAAACGACATCCCAGCTGAACTTAGATTCGGTGGTTTGCTTAAGCTTGTGCATCTGCACGCTCCAGCGCGTCGCGGATGAATTGTTCACTAGCCTGGGAAAAAGCGGCCGAACGGAGAGTCGCCTCGTCGCACGGCCATGTCGCCGGCTGCGCCCAATTGCACGGCCCCCGTCCCCGAATGTGCCAATATCCAGAGGACAATCGCGTCACGGTAACAATCGTTTGCTCAGTCGGCATGCTGCATTGCACTCCGCTTTAGCTGCCGCACGCGAGCATAGAGCCGGTCGAGCGAGATACCGAGCGCATCTGCGACAGCGGCCCAGGTTTCGCCGCTGTCATGCCTGTGGATCGCTTCGCGGATCAGGGTATCGGGATACGTAGTCCTGCGGCCCCCGACTCGTCCAGCAACTCTAGCTTTCGCCTGACCAGCGCGGATCAACTCGCTGTGCAACTCTTTAGACAACTTAGACAACGGCTCTTTTTGCACGCTCAAAACACCTCTGCGCGTACTGTTGTAAATATTCTTGTTGCAGGGGATTGCATACTGTTGTAAATATCCCGATATAGGATGTTGTCAAGAGCGAGGAAGCATCGATGACCGTCGCCGACGTGACCGAGGCCGAACTGAACATCCGCGAGAAGCTCGCGCATATCGATCAGATGCTGGCCGATCACGATCGCAAGCGACAGGAAATCTTGGCACCATGGCAAATGGCTATAGGCGGAATGGCTTCTGGCGCGGCGCTGTTCGCCGCCGCCTTTGCCTTCGCCAAAATCTTTACCTGAGTAAACCCCCGGATAGGAAACAATCCATGAGCACGAGCCCCTACCACTGCGGCCCGCATGCAACGCGCGCGGAAGCGGAGCGCCATGCAATCGGTTTGCAGAACCAGCAACCCGGCAAATTCTTTGGAATACAAGAACGCGGCAAGACAACGGGCGGCTTCCTGCGCGGTGCCTCATACGAGCAGAAACCGACGACTTGGCATGTAGCCCCGCGCGCACCCACCGATTGGGACAGACGATAGGCTACATAAACCCCGGATTAGGAGAACCCTACAGTGATTAGCAGCGGCATCAACCCCTATGACGATCCCGAGCAGCGGCCGAGCGTCGTCTACTCAATCTGCCACAACGACGATGACCGGCGTGATGCGGAGCACCGCCGGGTGCCTCTCGAAGTGTTCCTACGCCCCGTCGGAGATTATGAGATTTTCGCCGATGGCGAGCCGTTGGAAGGCGATTCCGGAATCTGCGAAAGCCTCGCGCTCGCGCGCTATGTGATCGAGCAGCAATGGGGTGACGAGGTGTGGAATCTGCAGCGCGAAAAACCTGAGTAAACCCCGGAAAGCGTGATGGAATATCTGATCTGGTCTTTCGAGCACAACGCCTGGTGGGGACTAGACGAGTGCGGCTATATTGAGAATATCGCCAAGGCTGGTCGCTACTCGCTTGCGGCGGCTGAGCGGATCTGTTTAGCCGCAAATACGGGCGGCATCGACGAGGCGATCGTGCCGCTTCCCGAGCCTCGCGTGCCCGCCTCGATGCCGACCGGCTACAAGCCTCGATAAATCCCGATATGATCATCAAACACCATCACCGTGTCGCGCTATACCTAGGTTGGCTCGCTGGCGGCCTCGCCACGCTGGGCGCTTATCTTTTTGACGCGAGCGACAGCTGGCTGATCACCGCAGCGGTGGCCTTGACCAGTTTCACCGTAGCCTTGGCCGCGGTGCTTTGGCCCTTCGTGTAAGCAAACCCCGGTTAAAGGAGCAATTTCAAATGTACGGAGTCTGTGACAAGCACGGCAACGTGTTGGTTTTTGAGGAGCCGAACGAGCGGCTCGCGCGCCAGTTGGCGCAACGTGCGGCTGATGAGTGTGGCGAAAGCGTATGGCTCAACACCTATGCGATCGCTGGGCATCCGGCTTCGTACGGCGAAGGCGAAGAAGTCCATCCCGCCATCTGACATAAACCCCGGTCTGCGGAGACAGCTATGAACTGGAGAGACGCGCTAGACGATCCTGATACGAATCAGCGGATGCAGCATATCGACGCGTTGCTGGCTCTTCAGATCTGCGTCGACAAGGGATGGATGAACGAGGCGATGTACGCTCGCGGGAAGGCTTTTCTCGATCGCTTCATCGCCGGATTTAAGGTCCATCACGATGGGCTCTACGTCGAGCCTGAGAAGACGATGACCCCGAACTGCTCGCCGCTCTCAGCACCTGAGTAACCCAGATGACAATGCACACCATTATATGGGTTCTTTTAATACTTTACGTCTTTCGCAACAACTTTGGTTACCGTTCAGCTCCTGGTATGAGCCGGTGGGAGCGGCGTTGGCAGGATGAGCGAATAGCGCGCAGCTTGAGCGAAGCACGGCGACGCCAGCAGGAAGAAGACAAGTTGCGGGAAAAACTCCGCCCAATTTATGCGGCTTATGCTCCAAAGCCCCCGCCACCATCCCCACCCCCGCCAAGCGTCGGTTTAGGCACGAGACTCACTGTCATTATCTGCGCTATCGCGATCTGGGGCTTCCTAGCGGCCGGGCTCGCGGGATCGTTCCACTAAGACCAATTCCTGAGCAATCCCTCGGGAATTGGTGGCTGGCCTGGGCCTGTCGGCGGCAAGGGGGCGTATCGCCCCGGGCCCCGAGGTGCCGCAGCCGGCGGTGGATATAACGGCGTATTTGGCGGCACACCCTGGTAGTACTGGAGTGTTTGATTAATGGCGCTTGGCACGGGAGACAAGAGCGGCGGGATAGCCTGATTAAGCAACGAATTGGGCGTCCGCGCATTCTGGCTCAGATACTGCTGGCCCAATGGTGAACGCGAGCGGATCTGTTCAGCAATGGCGCCTAGCTGGCTACTCGCTCGGGCGTTCTCCCATGCCTTAAACCCCTCTCCCACCCACGGCCCCGCCAAAAACCCAAGTTCAGCGCCGTGTTCACCGAATTGTGAGCCGAGGTACGTTCCGGCTCCGGCACCCAGAATCTTTCCCGCGATGCCGCTCGTCAAATTGCCGACCTTGGTTAGGGCAGTTGAAAAAACACCACTCCCCTGGGAAAAATCATCAAGCGCCGATTTCTCTTCGGGAGTGAACCCTCTCATATTATCAGGGTTCTGCGTAAACGTCTTGACCCGCTGCCGCAGTTGCGCTGCGGTGTCTGCCTTCTCCAGAATGCCGGTATTTGCTTGAGTAAGGTCTCCAGTGATAGCGTCGGCCCGCTTTGCCGCAGCTAGGTTCGCTCGCCCCGCTGCCGCATCGGGTGAAATCGTGTCGATCAAATTATCGAGATGCGGGATGACTTGTTGTGCCGCGAAAGCATCGCTGTCACCCATGGCGGTCCCTTTGATCGCGTTCAACTGACGGCGCGCCGCATCGAGGGTGGTGAAATTGGAAGAGCCCTGGGTGTTGGCGAGATCATTGAGAACGTCGAAGGTTTTTGGCGCGGTCTTGGGAAGGAGGCCGAAATTATCCTGCAAATGCTGTTGCAGGGCTGTGCCATAGGAGCTGACTGCCGGTCCTGGGATCGTCGCCGGGCTTGCTCGCGCTGCCGCATAGCCCGCGTTACCAGCGGCTTTCAGTTCCTCCGCGGTCGGCGCGACCTGGCTGGCGAACATGCCGGGAACAACATCGTTCACCCTGGTCTCGGGACCCGGTGGGCTGACCCCAATCTTGGACGCGGGGCTGATCCCAACCCTAGACGCGGCACTCGTTGGGCTGATAAACGTCGCAAGATTGGCACTACGCTGCAGTAAAGAGGGATCGGCGAGAGGGTTGTCCCCGCCCGTATAGGGCGTGCGCTGCTGTCCGGTGACAATATCACTTGGAAGCGTGAAAGCGTCGAGCGCCGCGCCGAGGATGCCGGCGTGCGGGTCCAAGCTGATATTGCCGCTGGCATCGGTGCTGAACGGCAGGATGCCCCCCCGCCAGGGCTGCTGCGGCGGGTCAAACTGCGCGCCCGGCGGCAAGGGAGTGTAGGGTGTCGGCGGCGTGGTTTGAACCGTTTGAGGTGTTCCACCCGGCGGAGCATCGAACTCCGCGTCCGGTGGAAGAACGGTGTATCCCGGGGGTAACCCTTGGTCAGCCATTACTGGACCATCGTGCCATTAGGCAGCTTATAGGCAGGTTTGCCTTTGTATGTCCCTGGTACAGTCCCGGGCGGCAGATCAGGGGGCACAAACCCAGCCGTGCCCCTAAGCGGGAATTGCGCTCGCGCCTGATCGATCAGCGGCTGCAGTGGGTTCACTTCTCTCCAGGCGGTTCTGAAGCTGTCGGGATTCTTCCACTGCCTGCCATCGCTGCCGATCATGCCCTGGGCGATATTCCAATCACTGGCAAGCCCTTGGATCTGACGTACCTGCGCTATGTCCTGGCTCAGCAGGGTAAGGTTGGCCTCGGGCTGATTGCCCGCGGCCTCGCCGGCATCGGAGTTGATCTTAAACTCGTTCCCGGTAAACTTGCTATTGGCCGCCTTGAGCGTTGACAGCGTCTGCTTGTAGTTATTGTGGAGCGCCGTCTGAAGCGCCGCGAGGCCGGCTGCATTGTCAGGCGGGGTAAGGCCGATGGCTTTGAGATAGCCAGAAAACTCATTAAACTGCATCGACCACGTGCCCGACTCAACCATCTGATAAGCCCGGGCAATCGCGGTGAGATTGGTCTCGGCGCGCTCGGCGGTGATCCCAGCGTCGGCCAGTTCAGCGCTTGTCTTTAGCCAATCAGGCTGCATCTTACTGTAGGTGTCCCAATCGGACATTGGTGGTTGCTTATTGAGCGCCGGAACGGTCGTCTGAAAGTTGGGGTGGATGGCATTGGCTGGCGACGGGATCGGCTTGGTTATGTCGATGCCCTGCGGCACCGAGCCGGGCCCAATCGGGTTGCCGGGGACGTTGTATTGTGGGAATTTCTTTTCTTGCTCGCTCGGTCCTGTGACGCCGATAGGCACTACCGTGGGAGGCACGCCGGGTGTGGTCGATGGGTAGGTCAGCACTTCGGTCGGTCGACCATCTGGGCCAGGCGGCCCGGGGCCGCGCATTGGCGGCCCCGGTGCCGTATTCCAGCCGCCGCCAGGCAATGGGAACGAGCTGTATGGCTTCACCGGGGTCAAAGGGAATTTCCCTCGCGCCTCTGCCGCTGCTGTCGGTTCGACCAGGGCGAACTTCGCCAGGGCGTCGATGTCCGGCGGGACGGGCAAATCTGCCATCCGCATTTTCCAGGCGACTATCTGAGCCTGCCGGATCTTCTCCGGTGACGGCGCGCCGGGGATGGGAGCCGCTGTGGCTGGAGGCGGCGGCTGCGGCCTGGCGGCCGGCGGTACGGGTGGTGCCGGCGCAGGGGGCGTGACAAGCGGCGGCGGTGGCCCGGGTGGTGGCCCGGGTGGTGGCCCGGGTGGTGCTGCAGGAGGTAGTGACAGATTGTTTGGGCTCGGTATTCCAGCGTTTGGCCCCAACAAGCCGGGCGGCGCTGCCCCACCCGGCACAAGGTTGGGCGCCGGGCCGCCGGGCAGAGGCGGCGGAAGGGGCGCACGAGCTTCGCCAGGAGGTGCGAGCGTCGAGGGACCTACATTGACTGGACCAAATCCAGGCGGTGGCCCGGCCATGCCGCCAGACGGCGGCGCGTTAGCGGCGATGCCGGGGATCGGCTCGTTCATCCGACCGGCGATATTCGGCGGCATGTTGAGGAGACCGCCGGGCGGTCCTGCGGCTGCTGTTTGGCCAGGTCCCGGCGGCGCCGCACCACCGGGGAGTGCGGCATTTGTCGCCAACCCGGCGGCGAGCGGGGCAAATTTCGCCTCGCGCTTAGCATATTCCTGCTGCCAATGCTGCACAAAGGCACTGGCCGGCTGATCCACGAACTGCTTGCCGCCGTTATTACTGATGTTGACCGGGCGCACCAGTTGCCCAGCAGGAGTGTCGGGATTGTTGATGAGTTTTGCCGCCCCATCAGCGCCCTGCTGATGTGCCAGATAAGCTTCAGCATTGGTAGGTTCACGGCCTAGCCTGGCAGCAAGGTCGGCGCGCTCCCGAGCCAAGTCCCCTACACCGAGCGCTATTTGATTTTCGTAAGTGTCGTTCTGCCCGCCGGGGCCATTGGCCGGGGCGCGTTGAAAGACGCCCGTGTTGCTTGGCGACTTCGTGTTCCCGGTGTTTGCGCCGTAACTACTTTCGATGTCGGCCGTGGTATGCGCAAGGAGTGGATCAACATTTTGTTTATAAGCCTCGGCAGTTAATAATGCCGGATCTATCGGGCCGGTTGGGGGCTTGCCGGTACCGGCGGCCGCCGTACCGGTGGCAGCGGCTGCCGTACCGGGGACAACGCCAGCACCTCCGTCTAGTGCGTACAATTTCGCCAGGTCGGAAGGCAGGCTATTTATTATGTCTACCCTCGACTTAGTAAACCCCGCCTGAGCCGTCGCCTGCTGCGCCTGCGCGGCCTGGAGGCGCGCGGCCATGACCGCGTCGCCGCTCGTCCCCAGCGCGGCCGCGGCGTGACCCAACACCGCACCAAACGGTGTCGGCACGCGGGTCGGCATCGCACTGTCGGCAAACGAGCCAGCCATGGCGAGCAGGCCGCGCTGGGCCATCTGTGCCCGCGTTGCAGGATCGGTCAGCGCACCGGTATAGAGTGCAGCGGGGTCATTGCCGGGGAAGAGGTTCCCGAGCAGGCCCGGCGGGTTGGGATCGGGCGTCGGGTCGGGAGGCGGCATTTTATGATCCCCGCATCAGCTGCTGGAGCGCCATGTACTGCGCCATGAGCCCCTGATTGCCCACACCTGCCGCGCCAGGTTGTTGCAGGGCCGGGATGCCGGGTGGCCTCGGCATCTGTGTTTGCGGTAGCATCGGCGGGGGCGGCGGAGGAGCCGCCTGACCGGCCGGCGCCCCGACGGTGGTGCCGGGCATCTTGGGCAAGGTTCCCTGGCCGACGGCATTCATCAGCCGGTCCCATATACCGGGCGGCGGCTTCGGCTGGAACGCCCCCATTGTCTGTTGCGCCATGCCGGTTGTCCCTGGTGCTGCATAATTCCAGTCAGACGCTCCAGGGTTGGCAGCCGGTGCTTGCGGAGGCATTACAGGCGGCTGTTGCGGCACCGCACCGGGGCTACCCAGACCGCCGAAGCCGCCCCCACCCCACAGGCCCGCTAAGTTCTGCCCGATACCCGGCTGACTTGGGTAACCACCCATCGTATCGCTCCTTCGCTATTAGTACTGCTCGCCGGCCTAGCGCCGCTTCCACGCTCGTTACAAAGATCGTCCCGTGACCGGTCAACGCGGCGACGGCTTCCGGCATGCGCGAGGGTGAGAACGCCATTTCGCTGACAACGCACCCTCTCGCATCACGCGCCTGGGCAATCAACCCGCAACCTCGGATCGCTGATTTGGCCTCGACGTATCCCAGAAGGTGCGCAAGCATCTCTTCGCTCGGATCCGCCTCGAGGCGCCGGCAATCGCGCGGGCTCCCGTAAAACGACCCGGCCGGCAGCACCAGGGACGGGGCGACCCAGGATGGCGCGCGCGTCCCTGCCGCCAGCCACATCGCCGCTTTAGGATGGCATGGGTCGAGGAGCGCCCGCACCTGAGCCACGACATCACAAAACGGCTCGGCCCAGGTCGGTGCGAGCAAAGCTCGCATGCCAGCTCCGCTGGCGATCAAATCTTCGCCAGCCCCGCCGCAATCGCGCCGGGGAAGATGCCGCTGGTGCCGCCGAGCGTATTGGCGATGCCGAGCCCGCCCGACAGGCCGCCGAGGATATTGGCGCCGGTGTTGCTATAGTAAGGCTGCGAGGTCTGCTGCGTCCCGGTGCCGCCGACCGCTCCCCCGAGAATGCCTGATAGGTTGTTGAGCGGCGTCCACGGCTGGTTGTAGGAGGCGGCGTACTGGCTTGCGGGGTACCCGGCCATACCCGGCGCTTGGCTGAGCGCATTGGTGAGCGCAATATCGCCCTGGTTGAGCATACCCCCGGCGCCTGTGAGTGCCGTGTTGGCGGTGCCGTAGCCGGCCTGTGCCGCACCGGCCCCGGCGCTCAGACCGGACATACCCGCATTCATGTAGTTCAACCCGGTGTTAGCGGCGTTGCCCATAAACTGGTTGAGCGTGTTGTAGCCTTGAGCCGAGAGATTGCCACCTGTCGTGTAGCCCTGGTTGAGCAGGTTCCCGGCGGTGTTGTAGCCCTGGTTGAGCAGATTGCCGGCATTGTTGACCCCCGCCTGGGCCAACTGCCCCGAGTTGCTGAGCGCATTGGTGACATTGCTAACGCCCTGGTTGTAGATGTTCCCCTCGGCCTGCCCCGCACCCAGCGTCGCGTTGATGCCGGTGTTGTAAGCATTGTTGGTTATACCGCTCACGGCGTTGGCGAGGCCTTGCCCGAGCCCGTATTGCGCCTGCCCTTGCGCATTGGTCTGCGCCCCCGAGCCATAACGCCCGGCACCCTCGAACTGCGAAGCGACTTGCGGGGCCGTTGCCGTCATGTACTGGTTGATCAGCGGCTGGGTGGCCGACTGGATCATGCCGGCGTAGGCCGGGTTGGTCGATGGGTTGATATACTGCCCGCTCGCCAGACCCTGCAGCCCGGAGCTGAACGCCGGGTTGCCGCCGAGCGCCGTGGCGGCATTGGCGTTAAGGCCGTATTCGGCAGGGTTGCCGGCGGTAGCGGCCCGACCCGCCAGGCTCGACATGCCGCTGAGCGCGCCAGGGGCCAGCCCGGTAAGTGAGTTGATCGCGCCGGAGCCATAGCCTTGTAGCGTCTGGTTTGCGGCCTGGCCGGCATTCATGAATTGGTTCTGCCAGCCGGGCACCTGACTGAGCGCGTTGTTCGCTACCCCTGCGAGATTCTGGCTAAAGTTGAGCCCCTGGTTGACGGCATTACCGGCATTGGCTGTAAGTTGAGCGGCCTGGCCGGCCGACGGTATTCCCATGCCGATCTGGTTTGTGTATTGCTGCAATGCGGCCGGCATGACGCCACTCGCGAGCGCATTGGTGAGATCGCCCTGACCCTGCTGGTAATTCATCGCCTGATAGAGCGGGGTCATGGTTTGGTTTTGTCTTTGCCAGTCTGCGGAGCCATATAGGTCCTGCAATGCCGGCAGCTGCGCATTGGCAGCCGGGTTCTGCTGCTGGACGGTGGTCGTGGTGTTGCCGCTCGGCCCCTTGCCCATCCCTCACCCTCCAGCCCGGCGGCGCACGATGACGCCGTCGAGCTCAAACCCGAATTTGACCCAACCCTTACGCAGGAAACCTACGATGTCGGAACATCCGGCGATCTCGGCCTGTGCGTCGATGAACTCGAGCAGCTGTTCGTGCCAACGTTTCAGCCCGGTGCCGGCAACAAACGGGACCTCGAGCACGCGGCAGCGCGGCAGCTGGCGCACCTCGACCACTGCGACCGCGACAATCCGGTCTTCTTCGCGGACCAGGATCAGCGACATGCGCCCCATCATCACCAGGTGCAGGATGTCGATCGGCTCGTAGGCCTTTGCCCGATCGGTCGCGCGTTTGAGGATCGGCTCGATGATCGGCCAGGACCGCGCGATGTCGTCGATCGGCGGCAACTCGACGACGATCCCCACGGGGACATTATCGTCAGCCGAGCAAACAGGCGATAAATGTCTGATCGAGATTGGGGCTGTTGGCATGGTTGATCGTGGCTGCACCTTGCGTCGTCGTGATCCAGATCGAACGCAGCGCATCCGAAGCGGTAGCGGTTGCCGGCATCAGGCCGATGTAGGTGTAGGGGCCGATACGGCTATCCTGGAATGTCGACTGGGTCGCGTTGGCGGCCAGCGTCACCCCGATCGTCGCAGCGATGCCGCCGCGCAACGCCTGATTGATCGCGGCGGCGTGGCGCACGATGGTGGCGCGGCCACTGCCGACATCGGCAGGAACGAGCGGCACCGCAGGCGGCCGGGTGATCGCTGCGGACGCCATCAGCGCACACCCTCCGGCCGCGCCGCGACGTCGACACCCTGGAGAGCAGTGAAATTGGCGCCGGCCGGCAGAGTCATTTGGAAGCGCACATAGCGCCCGGTGCAGCGCTGCGGACAATTGCCGAGCACGTTCTCGGGGACGGCAGCCTGGTAGACAACGCCCTGGCGGATCATCTCGCGGGTGCCGACCGCGACACTGGCGGGCACCATCGCATTATGGAGCGGTCGTACCCCGGTGATGCGGGCCCGGCGGTCAGGGAAAAGCTGCGCCTCGGTGGTGGCGATCGTCGCTGCCATGCTCGGCCCCGTCGTGTAGTTCTGCACGTGGCTGCCATCAAACCAGCCGAGCAGGGCGTTGCCGCCGGTCCACGCCAGGCTATCAAACGAAAACTGGAGTTGTTCTAAATTGCCGAATATATCGAGTTCGTCGAGGGTGTAACCGCCGGACGAATAACTGTTGCCTTCGACCCACTCGACCGGGATCGGCGTCAGGTCAAGCAGCGACCAGCGGCCCAACTCCCAATTGAAGACGAGGCAGCGATTGAACAGGCCGTTATTGCCCGCACCGTGATAGAACCACAAGATCAGCTTGCGAGACGGATCCCATGTCCCTTGCACGTGGCGCAGGAAGTTGACATCGAGATCGGCAAAGAAGGTGCGGTCGATCTTTTGCGCTCCGATCGCCGTTGAGCTGGAACCGTCGAACCCATAGAACCCGTCATTGCCGAGGTAGTAGATCACGGAGTTGACGACACCGTTGCTGTTGGCCAGCCGCCGCTCGACCACCGACAACGGCGCATCGGTCCCGGCGGCACCTTCGGCGACCGCAAAATCAAAAATTGCCGGGCTGCCGGCGTATTGAATGCGGTAGATCCCGCGTTCGCACAGTGCAGCACCATCAGCAGCCGACAAGTGCCCGCCGACCACCTGGGTTATGGCACCCAAGTCAGTCTGCACCAGGTCCTGATAGTCGGACTGGAGCTCGATCGCGGTATTGCTGCCGGGGGGCGGCCAATTGGTCGGGTCGCCGATCGCCGGCCACGCGAGGCGATACGGCACCGCGCCGTCGCGACTATCGAAGGTGTTGCCGAGCATCAGAAAGTCGCGAATCACGCAGCAGAACTTGGCGCGCGGGGCCGCGGCCGAGAGTTCGCTAAAGGCTGTGTCGACGCCCGCGAGATAGGTCTGGATCGGGTCGTTGAAGTTGGTGGCGATGATCCGATTACCAAAACTGGTCATCTGCCAGTAGCCGTCAGGCGGCGTGTCGGTGTTATAGGGCGCACCCGGCCCGCTCACGTCGGTATAGGCGGTTTGGCCGGTCACCTGCAGGTAGAGGCGTTGTTGCGTTGCGGCGACGTTGTAGACGTGGTCGACGGTATCGCGATAGCCATATGACCCGCAGACCCGGGCGGGCAGCGGTGCCGAATTGGGCACCGGGCTCGGCATCGGGCCATAGGCTTGTTGCGAGCGCGGCACCACATTAAGTGCAGTGACGGTGCCGGGGTTGCCGAAGGCCGGCGCGTCAGGCAGATATTCGCCAAAGGGAACGAGGGCCATGGGTATTCCCACAGATGAAGAACTCGAGGCGTCGATCCCCAGGGACGACGAGTTGGAGGCGATTATCGCCGCCGTGGTCGAACGCAAGAACGCTGCCGCCAAAGACTCGGCCGAGCGCCTGATGGCGGTGCGTCAGCTAGCCGGGCTAAGCAAACGCGAGCTAGGCGCCCCGCTGATCGAGGAGCTGGACCCGATCTACTGGGGTCACTGATCGCCTGCAGCGGCACCTACACCGACTGCCCCGAGCAAACCATACATCGGGATTTGGCCGCCGATCACGCCGCGCCGCACGATCTCGTCTCGCGGCATCCCGGTTAGCCGGTGGGTGCGCTCGATGCTGTCGTTGATAACATCGATGAAAGGCTGCCCCGAAGTGTAGTTCGGGTTCTTCATATTCTTGAACCCGGCCCAGGCAACGTCTTGGAAGTTTTGCGGCGGCAGACCAAGCTTAGCTGCCTCTTCACGCCCCACACCCGTGTACAACCCGTAGGTGTTCGCAGGCGGGACTTGGACGCCCGGCGTCATTCCCGAGACCATTTGCTCATCCATGGTCATCGCGTTTGGGTTGCCGGTGAAAGCCTGCGCGAAATCGGCCCGCTTTGGGTTGGCCGCACCCAGCGCATCAAATCCGCCCTGGTCAAAAATCCTCTGATGCATCGCCATGTTGGTGCTTGCGTAGCGGCCGCCGATCGGAAACGGCATGTCGTAGGCGCCGGTAGGATAAGGCAGCCCCTGGTTGCGCAGATAATTGCCGTAGGCCGACATCAGGTAATTCGAGGTTGGGTCTGCTCCGCCGGTCGTCGCCGCCATGCTGGTCGCGATACGGTCCTGAAAGGCTTTGCGTCCCGCCTCTGGCCCGAGCTGCTTGACGAAGTCCTGCTCGAGCTGGCCGAGGTCGTACCAGTTTGCGGTGTTCGGCATCTCGGAACCACGTTGATAGGCAGCCTGTAGGCGGGCCCGCGCATCCTCGCTGCCAATGTTCGCCATGTGTGTATCAATAGTCGTCTGCTTGGCGGGGAGGATCGTCGCCGTATCGATGTTTGGCGGGTAGTTGGTCGGATCGACGGGGAATCGCTGCGCCGGATCGTAGTAGGGCGTGTAGCCGCTCTGCGCCATGTCATTGCTGATCCGCTGGCGCTCGGCCTGAAACGCCTCCCCCTCGGGCGACATGGTCTTTTTGAGATACTCTGTGCCCTTCACGGGATCGAGCGTCGGGGTCGGCGGGGCGTTTGGAGGATAGCTTTCGGCATATTGTGGAAACTTTGCCGCCGACCCTAGATCGCCCGCCGCGGGCACCTCCTCGGTCGCCTGGGCGATCTTTCCCGGCAACCGCATTCCCGAACTGAACGAGCCGGCAGGCGCACCACCGACAAGATAGGGTGCCACGATCGAGGAGAGATCCATCAGTGACTGACCCAGCGGCGGCGGCTCGGCGCGCGGCTGAGGATCAGGTTGGGCGCGCGCCAGCATCATCTGGTCGAGTGCTGGGTTGCCGCTTTGGAACGGTTGCCCGCTTTGGAAGAACGAAGACAGCGCTCCCCAGAGCGACGAATCGTCCTGGGGCTGCTGATCTTGTCCGGCATAGGGCAACGTGGCGTCGTCCCACAGGCTCGGCATCACGGGTTCCGCACGTCGGTCTGGATCATCAACCCGTGCGGAAATTTGGCCCGCCGGTCGGCCAGCCGGATGCGTTCGATCGCCGCCTCGCGGGCGCCGAGCCACACCTGCAATCGCGGGTCGTCGCCGATATAGGGTGCGGCAAAGGAGAGCGTGCCCCAGAGGTAGGCGCTAGGATACTTCGTCAGGAGCCAATTGGTCGGTGCCGCTGTGCCGAGCGGGGGAATACCCGAGAGATAGTCGATGTTGATGACCCCCGGTGCCTGTGCCTGTGCCTGCGTAGGATCCACGGCATTGACCACCGAGATCGCGAATATCTGGTCGGTGTTGGGCGAGCTCGCATGATGAATGACCGCGGTCCCGGTGCCGGGCTCGACCCACATCGAGGAGAGCGCGTCGGCGGCGTTGGCGGTTTGTGGGGTCAGCCCGACAAAACTGGTGGGGATGATGCGACCGTCTTGGTAGAGGGTTGCCGACGCAGCGGGAGTGAGCGTCACCAGCGGTCCCGACTCGCCATCCGGGGTCTCCACCACTGGTTGCGGTGTGCCGACGATGCGCAGATTGAGCCCCTCGATCGTAAAGGCGGCCGGGTAGTTGGGGAGATAATAGAGACGCAGGTTAAAATCCAAGCTGCGCGGCGTCTGGTACTGGAAGTGCCGCCGGCCGGCGGCCGTATTGATCCAGAGCGAGCGCAGCTCGCCGTAATCGAGCGGCAGCGGGATGGTATCGAGACCGGCGATCGGCCACAACTGCGCGGTCTGCTCGGTAAAACGGGTTTGCAGCCGGTCGCGCGCCTCTTCCTCGAACATCGCGATCATGTCCGGAATGGCCGGCGCCACGAGCGGATCACCGGGGCGCGCGAGCCAGTCGAGCACCGTCGATTGCAGATTCGCGTAGCTGTCAAACGGCATGGCGCCGCCTCAGATGATGAAATGGCCGATGCGCAAGTAACGGTATTCGTTGCTATTCAACAATTTGAGCACCGCTTTCTTGTGGTTCCGATCCCAAGCTCGGATGCCGTATTTCTGCAACCACTCGAGCTGGATTTCTGGGCTGATCCTGGCCGCCAGCCGCATCGACTTGTCGCGGTTCCAGCCATCCCACTCGTTCGCCAGGCGCTTGTTACTCTCGAGCAGGGGCTCGTGGTCGACCGTGCGCCGAACGATGCAGCGGTCCTCGCTCTCATCATACTTGTAGTGTTCGACGGCACCCGTGAGAGGATCGCGGCTGAGGAAACGCCAGTCGTCACTCACGGGCGAGAGCCTGCCCCGGCCCCGGACTTGATCCGGGGGATCCGGGGTCGATCCCGTTCACCCGCGGGGCTGATGCGGCGGCGGCCATATCGAACGCCTGCGGATGGGCTTCCTGGATCTGCCGGCGCAGCTCATCGATGATGGGTGCGACGTGCTTGTAGGGCAATTCGCCGAGCGCCTGCATCACCACGTTCATGTAACCCGCCGAGAGGCTGACGGTCATCGGTTTGTTAGCATCGATCATTCTGTCCTCGCTGTAAGAGCCGCTTCGAGCGCCTGCACACGCGCAGCCAATTCGTCATATTGCACCGCCTGCGCGACCAGCTCGCCAGCGCGTTTGACGATGACCATCGCGGCGCCCTCGGGGGCGTCGCGCAAGGCATCATTGAGTGCATCGGCCAGCACCGGGATCGCCGCGCCGTTGCGGTAATAATTGCCACCGGCGGTCAGGTTGACGCTGCCGGTGATGATCGCCGGCTGCGGATCGCCGACCACGAGCCCACCGGCACCGTCGGCGCCGACCCACACCGTACCGTTTAGCTGCGCGTCCGCGCTGCAGAACAGCGCATCGGCCTGGCCGCTCGCCGGATAGATCACCAACCCGTTGTTGATGACCGCACCGCCGTTCAAATTTGCCTGGCCGCCGATAGAAGCACCGGCGCTCGCCGACACAGTTCCGGTGACATAGAGGTTGTTGCCGATATAGCTGTCGCCTATCGAGCTCAGGTTCTCGGCCTGCACCTCGCCGGTTTGGACGTAGAGGTTGCCGCCGACATAGCTGTCGCCGATCGAGCGCAGGTTCTCGCCCTGCACCGCGCCGCCGGCAGTTATGCCGCCGCTGGCGGATATGCTCCCGGCGGATATGTTCCCACCGATGACGACATCGCCGGCGGATCCGGTGACGATCGGACCCTCGTCGATGTTATCGATCCACAGATGCGCCTGGGTGCCGTTCCACTGGATGTTGAACAAATTAGGTTGATAGACGCCACCAATGCCGGAGTGTGACCTATAGCCGTCAGCGACGAGCTGACTGGTTATCGTTGTTACCGCCGCGTTAATCCATAGTTGCTCAAGAGGGTAATAAACATTGTTAGGATCACTGGCGGTAAGCCCGAGGCGTCGATTACCCGCCGCCTGTTGGTGACGAGTTAAATAGCCAATGGTCTTATCGGGATGTCCTGGTGTTCCTATTCGAATATCCCCATCGACCCCGATGCCGCCGCTGGCCACGGCGAGGGCACCGCCAACCGCCAGCGCCCCGGGGATGCTGACGCCGCCGACCCCGTCGCCGTAGACCGGGACATACGGGTTGAGCAGCAAAAACCCGCCGCCACCGGCGTAAGAGTCATAATAGACAAGCTGCGCGCCGCCGTTCTGCTGGAGGTCCCCGGCAATGATCGGTTGAATACCGCCGACGCCCGGCATGCCACGCTTTACAATCGGCTTGGGCCCGAGCGCATTGACTTGAAAGTGATCGCCTCCCACCGATCCAGTAGTGGGGTGAAAGCAGTATATCTCGCCGTTGACATAGGCAGCTGGGTAGGCAGCGCTCGCGGTCATAAAGGTGTAGACACCACCCGACGGCGTGATGTACTGCACCGGGTTCACTTTGTTCCAGAAGCGCTTGAGCGCGCCCTTGTCGGCCCGCGCGGCGTCGTTGACGCCGCTGGGCATCATGCCCTCGGGCCAGCCGTTCGGAGGGGTTTGGTTGTTGTTGGCGTCGATCTCGGACCAGTTGACGGCGTCACTCAGGTCGGGCATGGCGCATCCAATGTTTTCACATGAAACGGCGAGCGGAGTGGAGCTCCGCCCGCCACTAGGATTAGGTCAGATCGGCGACGAGCCCGGAGCCGGCCTCGTTGCGCGCTGACAGCGTGTACTCGCCGACCAGCATCTTTTTCTCGTTGTCGCCAGTTTTCGCGAGGTCGACCAAGTTAATTGGCCGCAACCACGCCAACCCCCACAAGTCGCTGTTGACGATTATGGCATCACGCAGCCGCATAAAGCGGTCGGCTTTGATCTCCACGCTACCGAAGTCATAGACATAGACATCGATAGAATTGACGAGCTTCTCTTCTTCAGCGTTTACATACCGAGTATTGTTGCCGCTAAAGCCGCTGATCGCCTTCTTCTGCGTGGAGTTCACCAGGACAAAATCCGGCTCGTCGCCGCTGTTGGTCCACACCGAGGCCAGCGCTTGCTGGAGCATCGCCTCGGTGAAGGCGGCTTGCGTGCCGTCGGTGCGCGCGTTGGTGCCGTCGCCGATCGGGTTAGCACCGCCCGCACCCATCACGACATTGGTGTGGACCCAGGCCAGGACCGAGGCGGCTCTGGCTGGTGTGGCACCCACCGTGCCGACCGCGCGAGCCTGGTTTTGCAACAGGATTGTCTCGATGTCGCGCTTGAGCGACTTGCCCTTTTTGGCGACTTGATACCCGACTTCGCTCTTTCTGCCGGCCTTGTCGACAGCTTCTTCGGTCATCGAGATGACGACCGTCTTGCGCGAGATCTGCGTGTAATTGCCAAGGCGAACAGTCGGCACCACGGCGTCGTAAGCCGAGATGTCGTCGCCCTGGATTTGGGCGTTGGCGCCGTTGGGCGTTTCCAACGCATCTGTTTGCCACTCGTGGTAGACAGCCGTTGACTTTTCTCTGGCGATTGCTGTCATGAAGGGTGTTTCTGTAGGGGATATATTATAGATGATATCGCTCAAGTCTTCCCTTAAGCCGATAGCACTGTAGGTTGTGAACGTATTACCAAGGAAAGCCATGTGACTTCTCCGGGGATGAGTCCCCCGGCGCGATCGGGTGGATTAGAGGATTTCGGCGATGAGCGAACCGGCGTCGCGCACGCTGTTCGTGCGGGCGAACCGATTGACCTGGCGGGCGAGGCTGGTTTGCGGCCCGCGGTCGTTATCCTGGCTGGTGCCGGGAGGCCGGACCTGGGCTGCAACATTGTTCCGCTTGGCGTCGGCCGAGGCGGTGTTGGCGAGCTGCCGATCCCAGAGCATCGCCTTGGTCGCCAGCACGACGAGCCGGTGATCGTAGGCGGTGTTGATCTCTTGGGGCGTGAACCCGCCAGCATCGCGCAAATAGGTGCCCAGATCCTTGCGGAGCTGGTTGCCTTTTACCGGGTCGCTAAAGTCGGGCATCTTGGAGCCCAACGCCTGGTGCTCTTTCGCGACCACCTCTGCCAGCTGCTGCTGCTGATACTGCGACAGCTGCTGTTGACCTTGCTGGAACTCTTGCTCGATGACGCCGAGACGGGATTTGAGGGCCTCGCGCATCGCGTGCAGCCGAGTGTACTCGGCAGGGCTCTGCGCCTGGACCGCAACCCAGTCGACGTTGTTGAGCGCCGCCGCCTCGGGGGCGGCCAGCACCATCATCTTTTGCAAACCCGCCAGGTATTCGGCTCGCTGGGCCGCAGCCGCCTGCCGCTCGCCGTCATAGGCACGGCGGGCTTCGGCGGCCTCCTGGCTGCGTTGTGTAAGCACGGCCTCACGCTGGCTCTCCCGTCGGGCAACAGTCTGCTGCAGGGCGGGTGGGAGCTGGCTGAACGCCTGCTTTTCGTCGGTGCTCCACGACGTCGGCGGTTCGATGGCAGCTGCCGCTTGCGCGGGCTGTTCGCCTGGGCCTTTGTCGTCCCCCGCCTTCGCGGGGGCTTCATCACCGGTGGGCCGGCTTTCCTCGGCTCCGGTATCGGGCGGCTCCTCACGGGAGGGCTCGCCGGATGGCTTGTCGGCAACGGGTGCCGGCGGTGTGTCGCCGTCCGCGAACAACAGGCCGGCGATAGCCTCGCCGGCCGAGCGCGTGTCGGTGACCGTATAGGTTTTCTCGGCGCTGTGATCGGCACCATTCGAGACAGGCGCGGGCGCAGGAGATGGACTCGCACCGCCGGGATCGACGGCGCCGTTCGATAGCTCAGCCATGAATGAAACCTCACTCGAACAATCGAGCGGCTCGATTATTAATGGAGCCGGTTCGATTAATTAATGGAGCGGCGCTATTTTAAGCGGTCTCTCGCTGGGCGGTGCGGACGAGTGCCGCACCCCGATAGGCGCGCAATTTGCCGCGCACCAGTTCGAGGGCCTGGATGATGCGGTACAACTCCTCGCGCCGCGCGGTATCCGATGGTTTGGTATCGAGCCACATGCGGTAGGCGTCGGTGCGGATCTCGCTAAAGGCACCGGCGAGGACCGGATCCTGCAGGAGTGCGGTGGCGATCTCGCCGCGGCGGATGAGGTCGGGCTCCGGCAATGACGGTGCGGCAAGCAACGGCTCGTCCGGGATGACGACCTTGGAATTGCTCCAAGGCCAGCGCATCACATACCTCCCTGGGCCGGCTGGTTCCCCGCCTGCGCGGGAACTTTCTGCGCCGCAAGGCTCGCCTGGTGCACCGCTAACGCGTGCGCGTTCTCGGCCTTCATCTGCTCGATGCGCAGATCGTTGGCGGCGCGCAACCGCTCGATCTCCAGATCGTTCTGGGCCTTTTGCTGCGCGAGCGCGAATTGCTGCTGCAACTTGGCGGCATCGAGCCCTTGCGCGTGCTGCGCCTGCTGCGTAGCGATCGTCATATCTTGCTGCGCCTTTTGGCTCGACAGCTGCTGCTGATGCTGCGCCTTCTGTTGGTTGAGCTGAGCGTCGCTCTGCGCCTTTTGCTGCTGCAGCTGCATCTCGACCTGGGCCATTTGCTGTGCCTGGGCGGCCTGCGGGTCGGGCTTGGGCGGTTGCGGCGGGCCGGTCACCGACGGCGGCGGCGGGACAGTCGGGTCCTGCACGGCGAAGTTCGATTTAAACCCGGCGTTTTCGCTGAGCTTGGCGACCGTGTCGTAGATGTTTTTGGCATAGACGAGCGGTCCTTGGAGACTGCCGCCTTGCCCCATGATGATCTGCTGCTGCACGTTGAGCAACGCCATCAAATGGCTCATAATTTGATCGCGGTTGCCCGTTCCCAAGCCGACGTTGACCGTGACGGTCATGTCGTTCTTCCACTGCGCCGGATCGGTCTGCAGCGGCGCCCCCGATACGCGGATGATGCGCTCCTGCTGCGCATGTTTTTTGATCAGCCCCAAGACACCCCTGACTGCTTTCTGCACACTGAAGGCAAAGATCCGGGCGATCAGCTCGACACGCTGTGCTGCGGCCTGCTGGATCAAATTGACCCCGGTCGCGGTCTTATTCAAATCGTCGGGATCCAGACCCTGGTTGTGCCGCGATATGCCGGT